CTGTTGACCTACACTTGCATAAGGAACTAATCCTTCTGGAAGCATGGATACGATCGTCTCATCAAAGTTCCAGATTAAGATGGTTTTCAAAGAAGGATCAGAATACCTTTGTAGAATTTCTGATTTCTTTGCATTTGATTTTTGTTTTGCAGCAAGTGCAAGAACTTCAAAAGAAAAAGGATTGGAGGGCAGATCTTCCGAAACCACCCTCGGGATTTTAGTTTGAGTAACCATAAGACTTATTTCAATTCAGTTGTTATTTTTATTTAGATTAGAGTTTAAAGCCAGCAAAAGTATCTTTCTTCACATCCTGTTTAATACCACCAACAACATAAGATTCAACTTCTGTTTCCTGTGGAGCAACTTGAAGACCCTTAGAGGAAATCCAATGCTCAGTCCAAGGAAGGGGATTATTCTTTGCAGGAACATCATACATTGGTCTGAGTCCAATCGATTTCATACGACGATTTGCAATCCACTCAACATAGTTGTTAAGAAGTTTGTCATTCAGACCAATCATAGATCCATCTTTGAACAAATACTTTGCCCAAGATTTCTCTTCATTCACACAATTTTCAAATGCAGATGTTACCCACCCCTCTTCTTCCTTAGCAATTTGTTGCATCTCTGGATCATCTCCTTCGCGCCACTTATTGAGGATGTTCTGAGTAATGACAAGGTGCTGATTTTCGTCTCTTGCGATGAGAGAGATAATTTTAGCGGATCCCTCCATAAGTTTAAGTTCTCCGAACGCAAAGCTGCAAGCGAACGAGACATAAAACCTGATACCTTCAAGAATGTTGACATTTGCGATAGCTCTGTAAAGTTTCCTCTTAAGTTCAATACGATCTTCTCTAGCGTATCCAGCTCCCTCTTGTGCAAATTTCCATGCAGTAGAAGTTCCATATTCTTGTGCAGAATTGATGAAATCATCATAAGCACCAGTTACAGTCGTTGCGCGACCCATGATTTTTTCATCATCCAGAATCGTATCAAATACTTCTGCGGGATCCGAATAAACATTCTTAATAATGTATGTATAAGAACGAGAGTGAATCATTTCCATGAATCCCCAGACTTCCATACAAGCTTCAAGTTCAGGAAGAGAACAATAAGGAATAAATGCCATACCAGGACCACGACCTTGAACGGAATCCAACATGATTTGATACTTCAAATTTGAAGTAAAAATGTGTTTCTGTTCCGGACGAAGAGATTGATAGTCACCACGATCCTTCTGAAGGGAGACCTCTTCAGGTCTCCAGAAATATCCAAGTTGTTGTTGGGTCAGTTTATCAAATACTGGATATTTGTAGTGATCGTATCGTTGCAAACCTAGTGGTTGCCCAAAAAACATTGGTTGTTTGCGAGTATCAACATCTGTACTGGTGTTGAATACGGTCATTCCTTTTACCATTTGTAACTCCTGTTCTTTACTAGATTTTGCAACTTTCACAATCTTCCTCACTAGAATTCATAATTTCATCAAGTAGTTTATCCAACTGTTGTTTTGTGGTGTCCTCCTTTACTTCATCAGATTTTTGGTCATGTGTATTCTGATAATAACTCGTCTTCCAACCAAACTTATAGGTTCGGAGAAGATCCTGTGCCATTACTGAGACTGGAACTTCGTTATCGGGATAGTTTTCGGGGTTGTAGGACCAGTTTCCACTGATGGCTTGGTCAAAAAACTTTTGCATGACGGCAACGATGTTAATATAACCAGTGTTATCAGGCATGTCCCATAGAAGAGTATAATTGTTTTTGAGTGTTCCATATTGGGGGACGATTTGTTTGAGTGGGCCTTTCTTCGACTTCTTAATGGACAAGTATCCGCGAGGTGGTTCGATTCCATTGGTTGCGTTTGACACAACGGAACTGCTCTCCGATGGCATCTGTGCGGACAGTGTTGAGTGCCTAAGACCGTAAGCCAAGATAGACTCTCTAAGTGTTTCCCAATCATGTTTGTAAGGAACTAAAGAAATTTCATCTACATCTTTTTTATATGTATCGATGGGAAGAATACCCTCAAAGTATTTTGTACGATTAAAATCAGTACATGCACCCTTTTCTTTTGCGAGCTGATTAGATGACTTAAGTAGATAGTATTGGAAAGATTCAGTCAACTCATGAGTCATATCCCAAGCTTCTTGGGAATCATACTTCACTCCATGTTTTGCAAAGTAATGTGCAAGACCAATGTAACCAACTCCAAGTGAACGACGGGATTTGGTCGCAAGTTCTGCAGCACGAACTGGATAGTCTTGATAATCAATAAGTTCTTCAAGACCACGAACTGCGAGGTCGCAGAGTTCTTCAAGATCATTCAAATCACGAATCTTACCGACATTAATTGCGGAAAGAATGCAAAGAGCAATTTCCCCAGCAATATCATCAATATGTTGAAGTGGTTCTGTTGGAAGTGTGATCTCTTGACAAAGATTACTCATCCACACTTTATCAATGAAAGAACTATGTGAATTACAATGGTCGATATTCATAATGTAAATACGACCAGTTTCAGCTCGTTCTTTCAGAATATCCAGAATAAGTTCTTGAGCTCGGACAGTCTTTCTTGGAATAGACTCATTTCGTTCTGCAGCCACATAGAGATCATCAAACTCAGGAAGCCCGAAAGCATCAGAAACTGACGGAACATCATGAGGTGAGAAGAGGGACATTTCCTCATCATTAATGAATCTTTCATAGAAAAGTTTAGAGAATTGAATTGAATAGTCTAGTTTACGAACACGATTATCTTCAGTTCCTTTATTGTTTTTCAGTACAATGATATCTTCTATTTCTTTGTGCCAGATTGGGAAGTGGACTGTCGCGGATCCACCTCGGATGCCATTTTGCGTACAACATCTGACAGTTGACTCAAACTTTTTGAGAAATGGGACAACACCCGTATGTTGAACTTCTCCGCCTCTGATTTTACTGTTGATGCCACGGATTCGACCTGCGTTGATACCAATTCCTGCTCTTTGAGCAACATAGCGACCAATTGCCATATCAGAGCTGAAGATACTATCAAGGGTGTCATCAACATCAACAAGAACGCAACTTGCAAATTGGCGAAGTGCGGTTCTAACACCTGCCATGATTGGCGTAGGAATGTTGATCCTGTGTTTGGAGATTGCATTGTAGTACCTACGAACATAGTCCAGTCTAGTCTCTTTTGAATATTCTGCAAAAATTGTTGCAGAAATCAACATGTACATATATTGTGGCGTTTCGTACAATTCACCACTACTCCTATCCTGCACAAGGTACTTGTCAACGACCTGGCGTAGACCTGCATAAGTGAATAGGAAGTCACGATCATGATCAATCCAACTATTAATTTTGTCCCATTCTTCTTCAGAATATCGGGAAGGAAGTGTCTTATCATAAATTCCTCTTGAAGATCCTTCTACAAGATGACTCAAAATATGAGGGAATCCCTGATTCCAAGATGGTCCGAAGACTTGTTTGTAAAGTCCAAACAAAAGAAGTCTAGCGGCAACAAATTGGTAGTTAGGAGCCTCAAGATCAATAAGATCGGATGCAGAACGAATCAGAATCTCCTGAATTTCTGCAGTGGTAATACCATCATAAAATTGGATACCTGATTGCATTTCCACTTGAGATGCAGAAACACCAGCGAGACCGCTACATGCTTCTTCAACCATCTTATGAATTTTGTCTAGGTTCAGGTTCTCAGTATTTCCGTTTCTTTTTACAACTTTGGTCCCGTTACTCATGTCTTCTTCCAACTAGTAAGTTTTGTTTTAGCTTGTAAGCCACTATAGACATTGGATTCTATCACAGATTGAACATTAAGTCCAGATAAAATCATGTCATTGATATCTTTTTGTTGTATTGTGTCAGGCCAAATAACTATTGGAAATTTCCAATCTATCGCCTTTTCCATTCTATCAACAATCTGTTTATTGCGTTTTTCATTATCATAAACCATCACAAATTCTGTTTCAAAGTTTGTAATGAAAAACATTTTGTCTATATCTGCACCAACCATTGCGATAGAGTTTTCAATAAAC